TTAGGCGATGGCGACGTTATGGGTGACGGCATGATGGGCCCACAAGATCCAGCCAACCCACAGAACCCAGCAAGCCAAGAGACTAAGGGAATCGAAGTCCAGGCTGAGGCTGAGTTACGAAATAAACTTGTCACCGATGCCTACGGAACTAAAATCCCACAGCGCAGAACGGTCGATAAGGAATAGAAGATTCTGATAAAAAATCAGAGTATAACGAGACATTTGTGTTGAAATGTAATGCAATTATCTCGTAACAAAACCCAGTGGCACGCCGAAAGGCATTCGGACAAAGACATAGAAAATATAGGTGATTACTATGGAAAACCAAGTAGAAACCGCTGACTTATTGTCTCCGCAATTAGCGGAAGCAGTGACAGCACAAGAAGTTTTTCAGAATGAGGTGAGTTCTGTGTATACCGCAGATGACATTGCTAAGGCTCGTGAGCAAGAAAAAGCAAAGTTATACCCTCAGATGGAAAAGATGAAAGAAGAACTTGCGGCTGCAAAGTTGCGTGCTGAAGAAGCCGCAGCCAAAGAAGCAGAACGTGAAAACCTTCGTCTTGCTCTTGAAAAAGAGGCAGAGGCAAAGCGTAAGCAAGAAGAAGAAAGTGAACTATCGTTCAAAGAACTCCTCGCAAAGAAGGAGCAAGAATTTAGTTCTCAACTTGAGAACGAGCGTCTTGAAAGAGAACGTGCATTTGCTCTACTAGAGCAAGAGCGCAGGTTCCAAGAACTAATGAATTACCGTCAAGATCGTCTGGAACAAGAGCGTGACAGTATTGTTCCTGAACTAATCGATTTGATCCAAGGTAATACTCCCGATGAAATTGAGAGCAGCATCGCTATTCTCAAAGACAAGTCTTCAAGCATCTTGCAGTCTGCACAAGCAGCCATGCAGAATGCGAAGCAACAAATGGCAGGTACTCGAATTACCGCACCTGCCTCAGGACCCCTCGATAATGACTCGTCACAACAATCGTATACACCCGATGCAATTCGGGACATGACAATGGCCGACTATGCGAAACAAAGAGCCAAGTTACTTGGCACTGCCGCCAGCAATCGTGGTCAGGGACTGTTCGATCAGTAATCCCTTCCAACTAACCCATTAAGAAAGGACTTGACCTAAATGGCAAGTGCAATTACAGGTACTGGGCAACTCGCAGGAGCGCCTACCGCTTATTCAGGTTCAAACTCATCTTTGAACCAAGCAATTCAAACAATCTGGTCAAAAGAAATTTTGTTCCAGGCAATGCCAATTCTTCGCTTCGAGCAATTCGCAGTTAAGAAGACAGAACTAGGTGTAGCACCTGGTCTGCGTGTTAACTTCCTCCGCTACAAGAACTTTGGTATCGATCCAACACCTCTAACTGAAGGTGTTCGTATGACAACCAACGCTCTAACAGCAGAGCAGATCGCAATCACAGTTGCAGAACACGGCTACGCAGTAGCAGTTTCTGAACTACTTCTTAACGCATCATTTGATGACGTTATGGCGTCAGCATCACGTCTTCTAGGTCGCCACATGGCACAGTACCTAGATGTACAGGCTCGCAACACACTATCAGCAGCAACATCAGCAGTGTTCGGTTACGACCGCTCATCTGTACAAGGTGTTAACGACTGGTACAACGAAGGTACAGTAGCAACACAGATCTCAGACCTTGATGGTAACTACAAGTTGTCAACAGGTGCTGTAAAGGATGCTGCTCTTACCCTTGCTGGTAAGAACATCCCTCGTTTAGGTGAGACATACGTACAGTTCGTACACCCAAAGCAGTCACGTGACATTCGTTCGAACCCAGAGTTCATCGAAGTTACAAAGTACGCTGCTCCAGGAAACTTCATGCTCGGTGAAATCGGTCGTCTATACGACGTAGTATTCATCGAAACAACACAGGTTAAGAAGTTGGCAATCAACGCTGCTTACACAACCTCAACATCTGTTGGTGTTCCAGCAGACCAGTACAGCGTCCCTGTTAAGGCTAACACAGCCCCAGGTTCAGGTGGAAACCCAGAGTCTGCAGATTTCACTGCAGAAAAGGGTTACCTAACTAACGCAACTGGTAACGGTGCTGAAGTTTACGAATCAATCATGATTGGTGACAACGCATTTGGTCACGCAATCTCTCTTCCAGTTGAACTACGTGACGGTGGAGTTCTTGACTTCGGTCGTGAGCACGCTCTTGCATGGTACGCAATCTGGGGCCTAGGCGTAATTACCGATCAAGCGATCGTTAAAGTCTATACAAATTAATAAACTGCCTGTGGCTCCTACTCCTTCCTGGGGCCACAGGCAATTTTAATCAAACTAACTTAGGAGAATACATACCGTGGCAAATACACCAGTAAGTCCTTTAGACGCAACAGGTCGTGCTAAAGAGCAAGCAACAAAGAAGAACGCAGCAGAGTTAAAGAAGCGTGCAGAAGAAATCTCAATCGCTACGCAACTTGAGGCAGAGAGTCTGGAGAAGGATGTCTTTGATCCTAAGAATCCAGATGCTCCACTCGTACTAGACGAGATCGAAAATGTCGGAGTATCAACTGCAGGTGACATGGTCGTCATCCGTACAATCACTGACATCGAAGACATGACTTACGGCGTAGGCAATGCTTACACCTTTAAGGCTGGCGTTAAGTATCGAGTCCCATCAGGTCTTGCGGCTTACCTTGAGCAACTTGGATATATTTGGCGTCCTAACTAAACACTAGACGTCACAAGTAGTCCGACCCTCAACTGGTTCCCGCCCTCCTCCCAGTTGGGGGTTGGGCCTTTTTTGCACTGTGTAAATCTTGATTACACGAGATGATAGGCACAGTAATTTAACGGAGGTTATGTGGCTACAGTAGACAGCATGTCAAACCGCCTACGTTACGAACTTGGTGACATTGGTCGGTCTTTCGTCTACCAATTCGTTGCCGATGGCACCACTAACCGTTTTCTCGTTCCCTATTCTCCTCTTGATGGTGCATATCTGGCTATCAATGTAGATGGAACAGATGTATCTACTGATGTAGAGGTAGAAGAGGCAACAGGTCATATCGTCTTTGACACAACCCCTGCTGCAGGAGATGTCGTTATCGTTGCTGGAAATTACTTCAAGTACTTTACAGAGACTGAAGTTTGTCAGTATATCAACGACGCATTTGCACAACACACTACTTTTCACACAGACTCTTACGGCCGCACAATGACTCTTTCAAATTTGCCTACGGTAGAAGAGTACCCAATAATTATTTACGCATCTACTCTAGCCATGTACACACTGGCTACCGATGCCTCTTTTGATATTGACATCCAAGCGCCAGATGGAGTGATGATTCCTCGTTCTGAACGTTATCGTCAATTGATGCAGATGATTGAAGTTCGCAAGAATCAGTACAAGGAACTCTGCTCTCAACTCGGTATCGGTCTGTACAAGATCGACGTGTTCTCCTTACGCCGTATCTCAAAGACCACCAACGAATACGTGCCAGTCTTTGAACCACAAGAAATTGACAACAAGTCACCTAAGACCAGAGTTCGTCTACCTATCCCTACCTATGGAAATGTTAAGCCAACTCCAACGACTGTTGTACAAGACTTGAATATCTACGAAGGCGATGACTATGAGTTCTCTATTCGTCTAGACTTTGAAGTTGACAACTTAACCCCACTGGCAGAGATCAGATCACTTCCAGGTGCAGCAGTTGTGTTCGCTGAGTTTACTGTGACAAAACCAAACATTACTGAAGATGGCGATAACCAACGAACACTGGTTCTTTCACTTACTGGTGAGCAGACTCGTTTACTTCCTGGCAAATCCTACTATGACGTACAATTAACAGATGCAGAAGGCGTAACGCATACTTATGTCTCTGGAATAATCTTCGTTACAAAAGAGGTAAGCCAATGACGAATCAGTACACCCGTCCAGGATCTGCAACGGTACCAATTGCAGTTAACAACGTCGTACTCATAACAACACCTGAAGGAACTGTCCATGCATCAAATTGCGGTTGCAGTTCATGCTCTGGTGGCGGAGCAGTAACTGGCGCTCAGGGAACTCAAGGAGTTACAGGAGCCCAAGGTACACGAGGTACCCAAGGCGTTCAAGGCACTACTGGTGCTGGAACACAGGGTACTCAAGGAGCAACTGGTACAGGAACTCAGGGTGTTGCAGGTCCACAAGGTCCACAAGGTGAGCCTGGAGTTAGCGGCTCAGATATTAGTACCACTGATGATCTTACTGAGGGTACGACAAATAAATACTTTACAGTTAGTCGTGTCTCATATGAGCACATGCAGGGGTCGTCCAGCGACTCCTGGACGATTGCCCATAATTTAGGATTCAAGCCTAACGTTACAGTTGTAGACTCTGCTGGTAACATTGTTGAAGGTGAAATTACGTACACTAATTCGAACTCATTAACGGTCTCATTCCAAGCATCATTCTCAGGTAATGCCTACTTATCTTAAAGGAGATAGACCGTGGCCCGTAAGTTTTTAACCCCAATTGATTTAGGTAAATTAGAACTTCTGAATGCCCGTATTCAGAATCTCCCTACAATAAGCCAGCCAACCAACCCAGTCGAAGGTCAGATTTACTACGACACGACTGACCATGTTGTAAAGACATGGAATGGTACTGCGTGGATCAACGCAAGCGAAGGAACCCAAGGAACTACTGGTGCACAGGGTACGCAAGGTACTGCTGGTGCACAGGGACTTGATGGTGCTAATGGTACGCAAGGTACAGAAGGAACCCAGGGTACTGATGGAACTCAAGGTACTGAAGGTTCCCAGGGTACAGAGGGTGCTCAAGGTACACAAGGAACAGACGGTACGCAGGGCACCGAAGGTGCTCAAGGTGCTCAAGGTACAGAAGGTACGCAAGGTACCGAGGGTTCACAGGGTACTGAAGGAGCGCAAGGTACAGAAGGCGCCCAAGGAACACAGGGTACTGATGGCGTACAGGGCACCGAAGGTGCTCAAGGATTAGAAGGTCAGCAAGGCTTACAAGGTGCTGAAGGTTCATTTGGCGGTATCACAGTTGCGTACGTCTATGACGACAGCACAACAATGGCAGACCCAGGTGACAACAAGGCTCGTCTAAACAACGCAGATGAAACTCTAGTTACACACATTGCATTAGGTGACAATCCTGCTGATGGTAACTACGACGTCTCTAACTTCTTAGCAACAATCGATGACTCAACATCTACCATCAAGGGTCACGTTAAAGTCTCTAAGAAGTTTGACACATCTACATTTGCACTTTACACAATCTCTAGTGCTACAGATTCAGCAGCAAACTGGTTTGATGTAGAAGTTGCTTATGTCTCTGGTAATGGGTCATTTACCGATGGAGACGATTTACTATTCACTTTTGCTCGTACAGGAGATGTTGGTGCTCAAGGTACACAAGGTACCGATGGTGCACAAGGTCTTGAAGGTACTCAAGGAACTCAAGGTACTGATGGCGCTCAAGGTGCAGAAGGAGCGCAGGGTACCGACGGTGCAGAAGGTGCTCAAGGTACTGAAGGTACACAGGGTACAGAGGGATCGCAGGGAACTCAAGGAACTCTTGGAGCCCAAGGTACAGAAGGTACGCAAGGAGTACAGGGATCTGAAGGTGCACAAGGCACACAGGGAACTGACGGAACTCAAGGCGTACAAGGTTCAGAAGGAACTCAAGGTACACAGGGAACTGAAGGTACACAGGGCGTTCAAGGAACTGAGGGAACTCAAGGTACACAAGGAGCAGAAGGAGCCCAAGGAACTCAGGGTACCGAAGGAGCGCAGGGTCTAGAAGGATCTCAAGGTACTGTTGGTGCTGCTGGATCATTCGGTGGTGTGACTGTTGAGTATCTCTACTACACTGACACAACTGCATCAGATCCAGGCGATAACGTCGTTAGATTTAATGCTGCACTAGCAAGTGCAACTCACATGTTTATCGATGACGTCGATGCTTCAAACACAGATATCTCAAACTACCTGCAGACAATCGATGATTCAACATCGACAATTAAGGGACACGTAAAAGTTTCCTTAAAGTCTAACCCTGCAGTATTTGCGATGTACGCAATCAACTCAATGGTTGACAACGCTACATACTTTAACATTGACGTGACCTACCTCAGCGGTTCAGGCTCACTCTCAGAAGCAGACTCTGTACTGATCACCTTTGCTCGTACTGGCGACGTCGGTGCTCAAGGTACACAGGGTACTGAAGGCGCCCAAGGCGTTCAAGGCACTGTCGGTTCTCAAGGAACTCAGGGAACACTCGGAGCCCAAGGAACTCAAGGCACCGAAGGTGCTCAAGGTATCGAAGGTGTACAGGGAGTCCAAGGGTCTGAAGGTACACAGGGAGTCCAGGGTTCTGAAGGAACTCAAGGAACCCAGGGTACAGACGGTACTCAAGGTACTGAAGGTGCTCAAGGAACTCAAGGAACAGCGGCACTATGGAACTTTACTGGCGCTTATGGCGTAGGAACCGCGTATGCAATTGGCGATGTAGCAACTTACAACGGTCAGACTTGGTATCGAATTGATGCTAATGGTGGCACTGTTGGAAATACTCCTTCAGAAGGAGCATTCTGGACGTTACTTGCTGCACAAGGAATTCAAGGTACAGAAGGAACCCAGGGTACTGATGGAACTCAAGGTACTGAAGGAGCCCAGGGCACCGAAGGAGCCCAGGGAACCGAAGGTGCACAGGGAACTGAAGGTACGCAAGGTACTGAAGGATCTCAGGGTACTGTTGGTGCTCAGGGAGTCCAGGGTACAGAAGGTACTCAAGGTACTGACGGACACTCAGACCGTTACAAGACAACCTCTGCTACTACACGTTCGATTGCAGTAGCAAATAACGTAAGTTTTGTATTGGCTGATCCAGATCTTTCTTACTCAGTAGGTCAGGATGTTGTTGTTGCACACGATGTAAACAACCACATGTCTGCAACGGTAGTAAGTTACACATCAGGAACTAACACACTCGTCGTAAATGTTAACGACGTAGTTGGTTCTGGAGAATACTCTTCATGGACAATTAACCTCGATGGTGCTACTGGTGTACAAGGTACAACTGGTGCCCAGGGTACTGAAGGTGCACAAGGCGTTCAGGGTACCGAAGGTACCCAAGGTACTCTTGGTACTCAAGGAACTGAAGGTGCTCAGGGTACTGTTGGTGCTCAGGGTACTGACGGTACTCAAGGAACACTTGGAGCCCAAGGAACTCAGGGTGCTCAAGGTACCTCTGGTCAACTAGGAACTTACGCAGAAACAATTACTGGAACTTCCACAGATGCTGGTGTGACTGGAACTACACAGTTCACAATCACACACAGCCTAGGAACTACAGACATCATGGTTACCGTATGGGATACCTCTACAAAGGCCGAAGTTGTAACAGATATTGTGTACGTAACAAACGACACAGTTACAATCGGATTTGCAATAGCCCCAATTACAACTCAGTCATACAGAGTGGTAGTTAAGGCCTAATACATGAGCAGAAAAGCACTCGTCCCTATCAACGTACTGTCTAGTAGTGCAGAACCTACTGGACAGTACGATGGTGACGTCTACTTTAACTCTGTTAGCCAGAGTTTCTTTGTTTACAACGGAGTAAGTTGGTTAGAGTTTTTACCGAATGCCCAACCAGTAACAGAAGACGGTGGAATTGTTGGTTCAGCACAGCCAGATGACCTGGATGGTGGGGCACCAGCAACAACTGACTTTGAAACAACCTTCGATGGAGGAAACGCTTAATGGCAATTAGAATCCAAGTACGCCGTGGAACTGCTACCCAATGGAGCACTTCTGATCCAGTACTCGCTGCTGGTGAAATTGGTTTCGAGACCAACACTGGTAAGTTCAAAGTTGGTATAGGCGGCAGTACTGTCTACAGCGACCTTCCATACTTCCTTGATGAAGACGATGTCGCAAGCCTCATCAGCAGCAACGCATTAGACACTACTGATGACCTTACAGAAGGTGCTCTTAATAAGTACCTGACTGCTGCAGAACTTAGCACGATCATTAATCGTGGAACATTAAATAACATCACTTTCACATACAACGCTGGAGTACAGGGCATTGATGTCTCAGTACCGACAGTTCAAGGAACTACTGGTGCACAGGGCACAGTAGGTTCGCAAGGTACTGTTGGCGCACAGGGTACAGTAGGTACACAAGGAACCCAAGGAACCCAAGGAACCCAAGGAACTCAGGGCACACAAGGAACTCAGGGCACACAAGGCACACAAGGTACACAAGGTGTACAAGGCCTTCTAGGTGTACAGGGTTCTGCAGGTAACTTTGGTGGCGCTTCATTTGACTACACCTTCAGCACTACAACAACAGAGGCTGATCCAGGTGCAGGAAACCTTCGCTTCAATGCCTCTCCTACAACAGCAACCGCTATGTACATCGATGCAAGTGATGATGCTGCAACAGATCTCTCAACATTCTTAAACACAATCGATGACTCAACATCAACTATCAAGGGCCACTTCCGTGTCTCTAAGAAGTTTGATGACAGCATATTCAAACTCTACACAATTGGTTCTCTTACAGATAACACTGGCTGGTTTACAGTTAATTGCTCTTACGTGTCTGGTAACGGAACACTGTCTAACTCAGATGACATCGTAATCACCTTTGCTCGCACTGGTGATAAGGGTGACACAGGTCTACAGGGTACTCAAGGCGTACAAGGTTTACAAGGTGTCCAAGGTGTTCAAGGTGTTCAAGGACTTGAAGGTTTTGTTGGTTCTAACGGTGCTCAAGGAACTCAAGGAACCGATGGAACTCAAGGTACGCAGGGAACACAAGGAACACAAGGCGTACAAGGCGTACAAGGCGTACAAGGAACTCTCGGTACACAGGGTGTACAAGGTGTTCAAGGACTTATCGGACAAGTTTCTGCTGATCCAACAACCACCGTTCTTCTTTACGGTGGAATGTAACTTAAAGCAGTTCTGTACTACCCCTATGTATTTGGCTGATTTGCGCTGCCTCTAATAAGAACTTTATTGGGCGATATACACCAGGCTTAACTGTGAATGTGTTAAAACGCATCTGATCTGCTTCCTGCTTCATGCGGAAGTTAAAGATGTACCAATCTACTGGGCAGTTGATTCCTCGTGATTCCACATCCTCAACTGCACGTTGGGCGCCCTTGCGACTGACTGCATATCCTGCACATGACCACTGCTGGTATGAGCGACAAGTAAATTCCTCACCAAGATCATGCACCGCCTCGTTATAGGCAAACAGAGAGTCATCTGGAACAAAGAATGAGAAGAAGTCCCAGATGGGCATTAACTCCTGCATGTACATGGTGACAATCTCTTTGAAGTTCTTGCTCACCAAGATGTCATCTTCAAAGATGATCAGGGTGTCGTAATCTGTTTCCAGGAACTTCTTATAAGCCAAATAGTTACTAGCCCACACACCAATGACACCAGCAGAGGGTGGGAATGTCTCACCTGGCTGGCAGTAGTCATGGACGGTGTTGACCTTGAAGCCAGGTGTCTGATTGACGAATGCCTCAGCCTTATCTGCTGTGTTCAAGTACATCGTGGGCGAACCTAGACGTGGCAGAAAAGAGAGCGCCTCTACAATTCCTTCATAGGATTTATTACGTAAGTTATTTCCAGTATCAGTATGGAAGACCTCGTAGCAGGCGTTATCTAGCACTTCTCAATCCACAACTGATAGCCAGATTCAATGATGGTGTATTGATCTTTACACACCTCTAGGAAGCCGTCTACGCCTGCCTTAGGCTCTAGGAAGCGGTCTCCGTTGTAGTTCCATAGATAATCATCAAATGCCATGACGCCGCCCTTCTCAAGGAGTTTGAAGGCGTTAAGACCATCCAAGGCTGTCTGTAGAGCGGTGTGATCGCCATCGATATAGATGAAGTTATAGGTACGAGATGGGCGATTGAAGAA